GAGGGTTTTCTCGAAGGCTTAGGAAGACGCTCTTCCTACTTCGATACCGCAACACAGTTGCTATGTAGCTCTCGTGTTTACGAAGATCCCTTGGGAAGGGATGAATTCGTTACTTGTCGCGGGATTCTCATGGGAGATCCTGGCGCCAAGGCGGTTCTAATTCTGCACAATCTTTGTTCAGAGCTAGAGTCGATCATGAGGTATCACCTCAAGATGGATGATGCCCCGGACAGTGATCTGTTAGATCGCATCCGGGACTCCCCGGGACCTCCACTTGTAAAGTGGAGACACTTTGCCTGTAGTGGCGATGACCACACGGCACAAGGTCCGAAGAAGTACCTACAACGTATTACGTTGAACCATTCACTGAATGGTATGAGGGTATCACACCCGCAGAACTTCTTAAGTTCAATCGGTGCATTCTACTGTGAGGAACTGTTCCTCACGGTAGGACTGAGAGACGAACAGATCTGGGGCGGCGATTCACCGCTCAAAGATCGTCCGTATCTCGAGCACCCTCATGTTGATAGCATGAAGGTGCGGCTCTTCTCTCCTTGTTCGAAAGAACATGAGGGAAAAGACGAGAGCAACCCTGCCATTGGCAAGGCACGCCAGGTCCATGGGATGCTGGCGTGGCTCGGCGGAGGCTGGGAGAGGGCAATCCCTCTCTTCTCCAGGAGGTGGGAACAAAGGCTAGAAGCTTTTCTGCCTAAGGACCTAATCTTCCGGTACCTTCCAGTAAAACTGGGAGGTATCGAAGCACCTGCCTTCCACGTCTCGGAAACCGAGATGCGGAAAGTGATTCGGGAGATCCCGCCGTTGCATTTGACGGCAATCAAGAAAATTCTTGACGGATCTTCCAAACCGATCATCAGCCGGGTCGTCGCAACTTTTGCGACCAACGCCCGCGCTCGAGGGGTCAACCAGGATCTGATCCAAGATCAGATCGTGGAAGTCCTGCACAACGCTGAGTTGACAGGAGGTCTCGATGATGCCGGACTGCAGCTTGCAGCTGGAATCCCCGATATCGAGTGGCGCGATATGCATCACTCGAGGAAGCTCGAAGTCGCAAGGCGACTCAAGCTGATATCGGTGAACGATGCAATTAATCAATTGGATCGTCCATACCTGTTCCGGGATATCTTATATCCTGAGATCAGTCGTAAACACGGAATTGATCCATACCGCTCTGCTGCGTATGAGAACAAACCGTGGCCTCTACGAATTTCGATGTTCTACGATAATTTATCGAAGAACTCGGATCCTGAGGACTTCACCGAAGTCGGTGTAGCCCAGAGGGAGTCCATTGCCAGTAAAATACTGCAGTGGGCCAGACTTAATAAGTCGCTAGACATACCGAGAGAAGTATACTTCGTCCCGGAACGTGTCGTAATTACAGAGGATCTCTGTACACTACGAACTCCTCTAGGGTTAAGCTTGCCATGAAATCATTGATTCGTGGTAAGAAGTCCATAAAAGTTATGGAGCCCTAACGTGGTTTTACTGTCTTGAGAAGCCGGAGCCACTCACAGATTCACCTGTTAGGTCGGATCTTTA